TATCTGAAGATCAAAAGGTATATGAACCTGTAGAGAAGGAACTTGAACTGTTAGATAAAGCCTTTGACTATGTACGAACTTGTGGAGCAGCCAAGGCTGCAAGATGGTTGACAGTAGCTTCAGGTAGAAGAATATCTAATCCCGGTTTAACAAAACGTATGAATAAAGGATTACACTTATAGAAACAGAAAAGAAAAAACGAGGTAGACCTCCTAAACAAGAAGGACAGTCAAAAGGTTCCTATAGTTGGTCATCTCGCATGAGAGCCAAACTTGCTACTCAAAAAAAGCTTTCTGCTAAACGAAAAAATGCTGAAAAGCTAACAGAACAGGCAAAAAGAGCTAGATCAGTAGCTAAAAAGGCTCAGGAGGCATCTAAAAAGGTAGATGATGCATTAAAAGGTAGAGGAAAGTCTGTAGTTACAACAGATGATCTAAAACACGTTCCGAAAGCACTGCGAGATCATCTGAAAGACCATGACGTTATATTTAGACCGAATAAAGGACCACAAACTACCTTTTTAGAGTCTCCAGAACGTGATATTTTATATGGTGGAGCAGCTGGAGGAGGTAAATCGTATGCACTTTTAGCTGATTTATTAAGAGATGCATCTAATTCTAACCACCGAGGGCTGTTACTAAGAAGAACACTGGCAGAATTAACAGAGTTAATAGATAAAAGCCAAAAGTTATATACAAAAGCTTTCCCCGGTGCAATATTTAAACAGGCTAAATCTACATGGGAGTTTCCTACGGGTGCTAAAGTATGGTTTTCCTACGTTGATGATGATCGAGACGTAACAAGATACCAAGGACAAGCTTTTAATTGGATAGGAATAGATGAAATAACACAATATCCTACACCATACGTATGGAATTACTTACGATCTAGACTTAGAACAACAGACCCAAGATTAAAAATGTACATGCGTTGTACAGCAAACCCCGGTGGTGTTGGAGGTTGGTGGGTTAAGAAGATGTACTTAGATCATGCACCACCTGATGAACCTTTCTGGGCTAGGGATTTTGACAGTGGAGAAATTCTTAAATATCCACTAGAACATCCTAAAGGAGACGAACCTTTATTTTTAAGAAAGTTTGTACCTGCCAGATTAACAGACAATCCTTATCTGTTTGAAGATGGTCAATATGAGGCAATGTTGATGTCTTTGCCAGAAGTAGAACGAAAAAGACTACTCGATGGAGATTGGGATGTAGCCGAAGGTGCAGCCTTTACAGAGTTTAGTAAAAGTATGCACGTTGTAGAACCATTTGCTATTCCTGAAGGTTGGGCCAGAATAAGATCAGGAGATTATGGATATGCCTCACCTTCCTGTATACTTTGGGGTGCAATTGACTGGGATAACAATATTTGGATATATAGAGAGCTGTACGTTAAAGGATTTACAGGAGAAAGATTAGGAGATACTATCTTGGAGATAGAAAGAGAAGATCCTGTAGTACAACATGCAACTTTGGACTCCTCTTGTTGGAATAAAACAGGTTTGGGTCCCAGTATAGCAGAAACGATGATAAGACGGGGAGTAAGGTGGATACCGGCAGACAGAAATCGAATGGCAGGAAAGATAGAAATACATCGAAGGTTAGCCTGTGATGATTATGGAAATCCTCGTGTACGTATTTTTTCCACTTGCAATAATCTCATCCGAACTATGCCTACATTACCCCTCTCTAAGACAAACCCTGAAGATGTGGATACGAAAGCTGATGACCATGCTTATGATGCGTTGAGGTACATGATGATGAGTAGAACTTTAATAAATGTACACAGTCCTTACAGAATGACAAAGTACACACAGAAATATGAACCCCAAGATCAAACATTTGGATATTAGAAAATGAAAGTAAAAGACCTTATATTAGAAGGAATAGATTATAGAGGAGTTCAAGCAGATGCATTTGGAACTACTAATACAAAATTTTTTAATAGATATATAGATGCTGATCAGGTTTTAAAAACAGGTACAGGATGGACTAAAGCTGCTACAGATTCTTTTAGAAATTATTTAGATGATTGGTCTAAAATAATTTTAAAAGGACAAAAAATTCCCGTTACTGAAATGAATGTAGATGAACTTTTTGGGAATAAAGCATTAATACAGGAATTAGCAGGACATGATTGGAGAGGTAAATCTGGTGTAAGTAAATGGTTTAATCAGTTAAGTGCTGCTGCAACAGAAAGAAATTTAACAAATATTGGTAAGCCTTGGAAATTAGTTACTGGAAAAGGAAAAGGTGCAATTAAAGGATTAGGAACTTCTATAGCACAAACAAGAAAAGATGTTCCTTCACATATTTATAAGATTATAAAAGATATAGAACAGACAGCTTTTACAGAATCTTTAGATAAATTAACAGCAGAATTTATGAATATAACCGGACATAGAGGACCAGAAACATCTAGATTAAATATAGAAAATTTTAAACGGACTCTTGCTACAGAACAAGGTAGTAATTATGGATTAAAAAAATGGAATTTACATGCTAAAGATTGGGCTATGAAAGAAGGCTCTAAAAAAATGGGTCATTTTTCTAAATTAGGAAAAATTGTTATTTATAATGCTTTATTATTAGCAGAAGAGGCAGGGAGAACATCAGGTCCATTATTCCCAAATGCTCAAGCAGTGGAAAATATAATAGGTACACAATTAGGTAAAAGATTAGGTCTTATTAAAGGATATACTGAAGGAGTAGGTGAAAAAGTATTAACAGCTGGAAGAACACTTTATAGAAATTTATCTAAAGGAAGAATACTTTCTACTAAAGAAATAAGTGAATTTGTAAATGCTGATGATGCTAGAAAATTGTTAGAATCAGGAAAAACAACAACTTCAGCAGGGTATAAAGTTATAGGATCGGTAGAATCTAGTGTTAATAGATTAGGTGAAGCAGTAGATGATCAATATATTGCTTACAGTGATCATAGAAGTCAAGATGATTGGGTTAAAAGAAATAAATATAAAGTTCCACCAGAAAGATTTACATTAAGAAAATCAGTTCTTTGGAAATATATTGCACCTGATGACTTTTTTATGGGATGGATGAGTGATAAACTTAGAGGTGTATATGAATCTGGAAAAGTATTTGTAAAAGGTAAAATACCATACACTGATGTAGATCCTCAAGAAATTATGTTAGAAGAAACACAATTAGCTGCTGAAGGTAAAGCTGCTATTCGAAAAAGAATATATGGAACATATAAACAAGGTAAAATTGATAAAAAAGAAGCTATTAAAGAACTAATAGCAGATGAAGGTTTAACAAAAGCTGAAGCTACTACAAAATATAATCAAATAATAGCTGGTAAACCTATAACAAAATATTCAGGTTTTAAGAAAAAATTAGGAGAAATTTTTGCAAAAACTAAAGGATATAAATTACCTGTTATTGGTGGTATTATAGCTGGTAGTTTAGATTTATTTTCTGAAAGTGGAGCATATGAACAGCCAACGGAAGAAGAATTACGAGAAGCTGGTTTATCTCAATATGATATAGATCAAGGTAGAACAATAGAAAAACCTTGGTATGAACCTAGTGAACAATGGCAAGCAGCATTGGGAGAAGCTATTAGTCCTATTGGTGGAAGAATGATTCTTGGAACAGGAACAACAGAAGAAAGAGCTGAATTTCAAGAAGTACGAGGTGAGAGAGAAGCAAAAGTAGAAAGAAGAATGATTGAAATGAAAGGTAATTTAGCTTATCAAGAAGAACAAAGAAAAATAAAAAGAGCATTTGAAGAAGAAGAAAGATTGAAAGATCGTGAAATAGAAGAAACTGTAATAAAAGAAGGAATAGCTCGTGAAAATGTACGAGGATTCTTAGGAACTTAACAACAACCAAAAAAGGAGGCAACTATGCCAAAAGGAGTAGAAGGAGCTTATAAATCAGGCTACATTATGGGCCAGATGAAAAAACAAGGAGCATTTTCAGATGCTAATGAAGAAGCTTTGCACAGAGAAGGATTAGATCCACAAGTTACTGGTGCTAATAGTGGTGCTTGGGAACAATCTGTAAAACATCAAACTACCAGTGGTAGTGCTCATACCAAACAGCTAGGTATGATAATGGGACAGTCTAAATCTCATAAATAACAAAGGATAAACGAATGAGTGATCCTGTTGACGTTTCAAGTGAACTGAATCCGGATGATGCTCCCGGTCTTGTTTCTATAATAAAAGGAAAACAAACGGAAGCTGAAGATGGAAGACGAGTTCATGAAGAACGATGGTTAAAAGCCTATAAGAATTTTAGGGGTATATATGATTCTACAACTCAATATACAAGTACAGAAAAATCTAAAGTTTTTATAAAGATAACTAAAACAAAGGTGTTGGCTGCCTATGGACAGATTGTAGATATACTATTTGCTAATAAAAAATTTCCACTTACAATAGAATCTACTCCTGTACCTGAAGGTGTAGCTGAATTTGCACATATGGAAACTCCTTTAGATCAGGCAATGCCACAAGATCCTTATGGATTTCAAGGTGATGGAAGAGCATTACCACCCGGATCTGTTCAAGCTACAAATAACTTAGATTATTTGGGAGGATTAGCACCAGAATTTGAAGGTGCTCCATTAGCAGAAGGTCCTTCTAAATTAGGTGAACCTCAAATATCTCCTGCTCAAGAAACTGCAAGACGTATGGAAAAGGTTATTCATGACCAATTAACAGGAACAAATGCTACTACAACTCTTAGAAATTCTATATTTGAATCCGTACTACTTGGTACGGGAGTAATAAAAGGACCATTTACTCATAGTAATACTATACATAAATGGATAAAAACTGAAGAGGGTACAAAAGAATATCAACCATATACTAAAGATATACCTAAAATAGAAACTGTATCTTGTTGGGATCTTTATCCTGATCCTATGGCTACAAATATAGATGATTGTGATTATGTAATTCAACGACATAAAATGAATAAATCACAATTACGTAATCTTATGAATATGCCAATGTTCGATCCTGATGCTATACAAGAAGTATTGGCAGGAGGAGGAAACTATCAAGATAAGTACTTTGAAAGTGTAATACGAGATGATAATCAGTTTAATAAAAGTGCAAATGAACGATTTGAAGTATTAGAATATTGGGGATATATGGATTCTTCTTTTATGAATGAAATAGGAACTGATATAGAGGGAGATGAATTAGGACAAGTACAAGTAAATATATGGGTTTGTGGAAATCAAATTCTACGAGCTTGTGCTAATCCATTTACACCAGAAAGAATACCTTATCAAATATTTCCATATGAAATAAGTCCTTATCAAATATGGGGTATTGGTGTACCTGAAAATATGGAAGATGCACAGATGTTAATGAATGGTCATGTACGTATGGCTATAGATAATTTATCTCTTGCTGGAAATCTTGTATTTGATGTAGATGAAACTTCTTTAGTTCCCGGTCAGAATTATGATATCTTTCCCGGAAAAGTCTTTAGAAGACAATCTGGAGTTACAGGAACTGCAGTAAATGCTATAAAATTTCCTAA